GAGCCGCTGAACTTCGAGCCGCTGAACTTCGAGCCGCTGAACTTCGAGCCGCTGACGATGAGATAGAGTTTGAGCTGTCGGAAGCAGAAGTTGAAATAGTCGATAGGTTGGGGAGGTGATAAATTGGCTGCATTTTGGAAACGAAAAACAGAAAAGGCGGAGTCAATGACAGCGCAGACGCTGCTTGATTTTCTCGGCATTAGCACGACGGACAGTTCAAGGCTGTCTGAAGCTACATATTTCGCGTGCCTTAAAATCCTCGGAGAGACGCTGGGCAAGCTGCCGCTGAAGCTTTTGCGACACACGGACAAAGACGGCGTTGTCAAGGCGTACAAGCATCCGCTTTATAGCGTCTTAGGCAGCCGCCCGAACCCATACATGACGGCGACGCACTTTTGGTCAACGGTTGAGTACAACCGGAACCACCACGGAAACGCATATGTGTGGATAACCGGAGCGGGGCAAAAGACAAAGCTCTGGATTTTGCCGAGCAATGCGGTCAAGGTGTGGGTTGATGACAGCGGAGTATGGGGTGCTAATAACGCAATTTGGTATGTTTACACGCACAAGGATGGCAAGCAATACAAGATTCCGCACGACAGTATGTTGCATTTTCGGTCGAGTACCAGTTTTGACGGCATCACAGGCAAGTCTGTTAGGGAGATGCTGAACGATACGCTTACAGGCAATCAGAAGGCGCAGGCGATGCTTAACAAGGCGTATGAGAGCGGTTTTACTGGCAAGGCGGTATTGCAGTACACAGGCGAGGCAAGCGCGGAGAATGAGAAACGATACGGGCAGCGCATACAAGACTTCCTCGACGGCAACAGTGGCCTAAAGGATGTTATTCCGGTTGCGTTCGGTACGCAGCTCACGCCGTTCTCAACAAAGTTTGCGGACAATGAGTTTTTAGGGCTGAAAAAGTATTCCGCTTTGCAAATTGCCGCTGCGTTTGGCATCAAACCGAACCAGATAAACGACTACGAAAAGGCAAGCTACGCCGCCGCCGAGCAGCAACAGTTAGCATTTTATGTCGATACCCTGCTTTACATTTTGAAGCAGTACGAGGAAGAAATGACTTATAAGCTTTTGACTGCCGAAGAAATCGCAAACGGCTATTATTTCAAGTTTAATGTTGCGGTTATCCTCCGGGCAGACCAGAAAACACAGATTGAAAGCTTGTCGCAGGCCGTAACGAATGGCATATACACAGCAAATGAAGCCAGGGCGTTTCTCGACAAGGAAGCAAGGCCGGGCGGTGACGTATTAATCATCAATGGCTCGATGGTGCCGCTTACCAATGCTGGCGCGGCTTATGCAGGAGGTGGCGGCGTGAGCGGGTAGGTTTATGTCGCGCCATTCAAAACCACATAAGGAAGGAGTCATAGAATGCCTGAAAGCATTGAAAAAGGCTTAATCTACAAGAGCGCGGAAGTTGAGGTTCAGGACGTTGATGAGGAAGAGCTTAAAAGAATCAATAAGTATACGCTGACGCCCGTAACGAGCGAAGATGTATTTACATTCAAAGTTATTGCCGGCGACAACGAACTGGACGACAGAAATTATGAGCCGTTTAACATGAACGCTCTTAAAGATTTGGCGAAGCTGTACCCGGGCAAGCCGGTTATTAAAGACCATCGCCGCAGCGCAGATAATCAAGTAGCGAGAGTCTATGATGCAGAGCTGGTGTTGGACGAAAGCAAAACCACAGGCGCTGGAGAACCGTTTGCAAAACTGCTTTTGAAGTGCTATATGGTCAAAACCGCCAGCAATGCGGATTTAATCACAGAACTTAAAGCGGGCATCAAGAAAGAGGTTTCAACCGGCACGAGGGCAAAAAGGGCTATTTGTTCTATCTGCGGAACGGACAACACGAAAACATACTGCCCACACTATCCAGGCAGAGAGTACGAAAAAGAGGATGGCAAACATATCTGCTACTTCACCCTTGATGGTGCTAAAGAGGCATATGAGCTCTCGCTGGTTGCTGTGCCCGCCCAACCGCGAGCCGGAACCTGCAAAGACTACGGCGCAGAAAAGCAAGAACCCGAAGAGAAAAACAGCAATAACGAAGCGTTGACGCTCTCAATCGAGAATGTTGATGCTTTTTTGTTTGCTAAAAAATCTAAATTAAAATTGGAGGAATAATTTACATGGATAAGAAGATGAGAGAACTGCTTGCAAAGATTGAGGCGAAGCAGACCGAGGCGAAGGGCTTTCTTGAAGCCAATGAAACCGAAAAGGCGCAGGCTTGCATGAAGGAAATAGATGAGCTTCAGAAACAGTATGAAATTGCTGAGAAGCTTTTCAAGGCTGAGCAGAGCAAGGTTCCTGATAACTCTACAGAGGAAGAAAAGAAAACCGATGGCTTCAATGTAATCTCCAAAATGCTCCGCAAGAAGTCTTTGACCGAAACTGAAAAGGCGCTTATTACTGGCACAAACGCGGCTAACGGTGAGGGCTATCTTATTCCGGAAGATGTTGACCTCGCTATCCGCGAGTTGAGAAAGACATACGTTTCCGCGAAGGACATTGTAAGCGTAATCCCCACCGATACACTCAGCGGCTCCTTTAACTTTGAGAGCGGCACCGCCGCAGGCCTGGCCGCCCTTACTGACGGCGGCGACATTGACACCACCGGCGACCCCACGTTTGCCCGAAAGGCCTTCGCAATCGGCCTGTATGCTAAGCTCATCCCGATTTCCAACGTGCTCAAGGGCGTTGAGAAAGCGGGGTTGATGTCCTACATAAACAGATGGTTTATCCGCAACGCAATTATCAGCGAAAATGCCGCCATATTTGCCGCACTGAAAAAGGACAAGACCCCCAAGGCGCTTGTCGGCTGGAAGCAGCTCAAGAGCTCCATTAATAAAGACCTTGACCCCTCCGCGCTCATTGACGGCGTAATCGTCACCAACCAGACTGGCTTTGATGTCCTCGACAGTGAGCTTGATGGTCAGGGCAGGCCCATACTCACCAACGACATCTCCAATCCCACAGTCAAGCGCTTTAACGGACTGCCTATCAAGGTGTTTCCTGATGCTCAGCTCGCTAACGTAAGTGGCAAGGCTCCCATTTTTTATGGCAGTCTCAATGCCGGCGCGTATTTCATTGAAAAGGGTGGGCTTGAGTTCGCTGTTTCTGAGGATTACCTGTTTGGTAAGAATCAGACGGCTCTCCGCGTGATTGAGGGCTTTGATGTTATCCAAGCGGATACCGACGCTTACATCTACGGCACCATCTCCGCAACTGTTTAAGGAGGCAAATCATGGGGTACACGACTAAAAACTATACCACCGATGGCGGCGACAAAACCGTTATCGGCGGCACTCTCGAAATAAAAGAGGGTGCCTCTGTCACCGGAATAACTACCGCAACAATTGTTGATGACCTCGCAACTCCTGAAGCCGCTAAGGCTTTGTCTGCAAAACAGGGCGTGGCGCTCAAAACGATGGTTGACGCAAAGTACACAGCCGCAAATGCAACAGATGCGGTCGCAGGGCTTGTTATGCAGGCTGCTAATGTGTCGGAAGCGGCAGGGGATAACCCAACGGCTGACGAATTTAATGCGCTGCTTGATGCACTGAAAGCTGCTGGAATCATGGCCGCTGAATAGGAGGACTAAATGCTCGAAGCTGTTAAAACCGCATTGGGCATATCGTCCGATGTGTATGACGACGAATTTACAAACTTAATAGCATCGGCAAAAGCGGATTTGCAGCTATCCGGCATTGTGGTAATTGAGGACACTGACCCGTTAATCATTACGGCGGTGTCCTCTTACTGCCAAGCTAACCGCGGAACCGATACGGACAAGCGCCTTGCATACAAAGAAATGTATCTTGCGCAAAAACGGAACTTAATGCTTGCCCACGAGTACACGGAGGCGGTGACACCATGACGCTGAACGACACTATAAAGCTAGTTGATGTTGTTGCGGAGATAGATGCGGATGGATATGAAACTTTTGAAGAAAAGCTAACCGAGGTTAAGTGCGACAGCGGCAATGGCGTTACGCGAACGGAGTTTTACGAAGCGTACAAGGCGGGCTTAGAGCTGTCTGCCGCATTTGAAATGTGGGCGTGTGATTATGAGGGGCAAAAGGTAATTGAGCATAGGAGCAAGCGCTACAAGGTTGAGAGGGCTTTTCCGACAGGCGACGGAGCGGTACAGCTAAACTGCTCGGAAATCAAGAGGTGAAGCGATGAATCTTGATGAAAGAATCAGAACGGCGCTTGATGGCGTTTGCGATGTGATTGTTCCGCAAGTCTACACGGGCGACGCGCAGGAATATATCGTTTTCAATTACTCCGAATACCCGCTTGTGTTCGCTGACGATACGCCGCAGTCAATAGGCTACTCCGTGCAAGTACACTTGTTTATGCCGTTGAAAGTCAACCCGAACACGAAAAAGGAAAGCATCAAAACCGCTTTGTTTTCAGCGGGGTTTACTTATCCATCAATTCAAGATGTGACGGACGACGAGGGGCAGCATTATGTGTTTGAAACCACTTGCAGCGAGGCGATTTGATGGCGACGCTTAAAGTTAAGCTGCCTGACGATTTAATGATTGGCTTAGAGCGACTATCAAAACAAGC